CGACTCCTCTGCCCTGGTTCAGCAAGCACCTTAACACCTCCAAGAAGCAGACGGCGCTTCAGGAAAACGAAAGTGTGTCCTACGTTATTGGTTCCATGACGTCCGATATGGACTACAATGAACTACCAGCAATCTGAGGAGGCGCCAATTGGGCAAAAAGTACTTCGTTTATTCTAAGCCGAGCTGCACCTTCTGCGATCAAGCTAAGGCTCTCCTTGAAAGTCGTGGGCTTGACTTTGAAGTAATCATGCTAGATGTCGGCCAACCAAAAATCGATGGCATGCAGTACATCACCAGGGATGAGCTGCTGGCGATTTTTCCAAATGCGCGCACCATGCCCCAGATCAACCGTCAAGAGGGGAATATGGTATCGTACGTAGGAGGATTCAAGGAGTTGAAAAATGAGCTTGATGCTTAGTATTCTACTGATCCTGGCAGCAGCATCTGCCGGTCTGACGCTAGGACTTGCTTACCGCCTAACGGTGAACCTCAGAAAGTACAAAGAGGGCGAGTCGCCGGTGCACTTTGATATCCACTACACCGAAAATGACGCCGAAATTGACCTCCTGCTCCTTCGATGGACCCTCCTGGGCTGGGCCGTCACCTTCCTCTGGGGAGCCGCCTATGCCCTGATAATCGCCATCTCATAACCCACCGACGCGCGGAAACAGCATTAGTTGCAAAATAGCGCCCGAGGGGCGCTATTTCTTTTTCTGGGCGCGGCGCGCCTTTACCCATAAATACCTGATAAAACGCGTTTTAGAGGTTACTATAATGGGCGATGCTATTCCAGCTGAACCAGCTGCAGCCCCAGCTAAAGTTCAATATGTATCTGAAGCTATGCAGATTAGCCTGTTCGGCTATGACATCAATCTGCTTTCAGTCATGATCATTCTGATGATATTTGGCATTCTCTACATGTTTTGGAGAATTCAAACTTCAAGGAAGCTGGACTTCACTGACATGATCACGAAGGACGGCAGAACAGTCAGCCTTACCAAGGTGCTTCAGATGATTGGGGGCTTGACTGCCACCTGGATACTGATCAAGCTGACGCTGACTGGAAACCTAACCGAGGGCATCCTGGCAATCTATCTTGCCTACGTCGCCAGCATCGAGGGCTACAGCAAGTTCATTTCAGCGAAGTACAGGTACAATGAGCAAAGCGTCAATCGTCCTGGTGCGCCGTATGAGTCCGACTACATCCCATATGGGCAGACCCACCCAGGTCCCGATACGGGCGGAGGCCCTCAAGACGGTGGTGGGCAGTTTGATGATGTGTACTACCGGGCTCGCGGAAAGGAACCACCTAAAAATCAACCGACGACAAGCGACAAAAGGAGACGTTAAATGCGAGTTGCCTTCAGACAAGGGATAATTGACTATCAACAGGACGGTGGCGTACCGCAGTTTGTTCAGCCTGGGTCTGCTCCTGGGTATCTGTCACTTAACGTTTCTCCAACGCCAACTATAGTCACGGTTGCACATGGCGACAGCAACTACCTTATTCGCTTTGACGCCGACGCAAACAACGTGTGGGGCCCTCTGCAACCAGGAATTCCAAACTACCTCTACTGGGAAGTTGATCTAGTAAGTGGTCAAGTCAAATACGGCATCACGCTCATAAACCCAGTCGCTTCGCCAGTAGAACCCGTCAGCCCGCAGATCGATCAGCACTGGTTTGATCTTTCGACGACGACGATGAAGGTGTGGAATGGCACCAAGTGGGTTGAAACGGCGAGGCTGTTTGCGGCGACGTGCCCAATTGGGACGACGTCAGTTATCACCGCCCAGCCCATTGGTTCTCAAGTAGGGCTTAACACCCCAGCTCAAGCTGGCTACATCGTTTTTGATACCCTTGGAAGACCAGTCAGAGGAATTGGGCTTCAGCTTCTTACTTCAGCGACGCCTGTCAGGATGAAGACGTCTGTTGGCACAAGCGGGGTGCTTACTAATCCACTAACCACCGTTGTTTGGGCTCGAGCAACTGAAGATATGCCCGCCTTCACCTTAGTCTACTTCTCAGGTGATGGACAGATAGCGAGAGCCTCAGGTGACCCTGTTCTGGCTGGGCTTCGAACTCCAGTTGGTATTATCACTGACAACCTCAGCGCCAATGAAGCCGGCATGGTGACGCAGTACGGTGAGCTCTCATGGGATGGTTGGGACTGGAGCGGCAACATTGGAAAGCCGCTCTACTGCAATCAATTTGGAGAGCTGACGCTCTTGCGCCCAGGCGGGCTGATTGTCTACCGAGTCGGCTTTATAAATGGGCGGCGCAGCATCCTGTTCCAGGTAGATGCAGAAACTCACCAGGAGCTGGCACCACCTGACGCTGGCATCGTCATCTCGGGCGACCTTCCTATTGTTGTGCCACCGCCGGTGTTGAACCCGTTGAATGAGCAGGTGTTCTCCGTCAGCATTCAAGAAGCGACACCTACTCAGCCGGGCTACATGCCTTCGGCCAGGGTAGTTCAGCTTGACGACCACGAAGTTAGAATTGCTGACATTGAGCTGGCTCTTCCGCTTAAGAGCGACGTTGGGCACACTCACGCGATCGCTGATGTGTCTAACCTACAGACGCAGCTTAATGGCAAGGCAGATGTAGGACATACTCACACTGGAGTCTATGCCCCATTTATTCACGGGCACCCGGTTTCAGAGATAATTGGACTACAAGGCGCGCTCGATGACAAAGCCAATGTGGTGCATAGCCACTCCATCTCGGATGTCAATAATCTACAAACAGAACTTAATAGCAAGGCTCTAGTCAATCACACCCACACCATCTCGGATGTGTCTGGGCTTCAATCTGCCCTTGATAGTAAGGCGGATATCTCGCACAACCACGATACGCAGTATTCACCACTTGGGCACACCCACACCATCTCGGATGTGTCTGGGCTTCAACTGGCGCTTGATGGTAAGGCTGCTATTGGTCACAACCACGATACGCAGTATTCACCACTTGGGCACACCCACACCATCTCGGATGTGTCTGGGCTTCAACTGGCGCTTGATGGTAAGGCGGATATCTCGCACAACCACGACCTGACGTATGCTCTCATCGCCCACACGCACAGCGCCAGCAATATCACTGACTTTGATGAAGCTGTAGATGATCGAGTTGGCTCGCTATTGGTTGCCGGCACCAATGTGACTCTTAACTACGATGACAGCGCAAATACGCTAACGATTAGCGCTGCTGGCGGTGGTGGATATACCGCCCCAAGTACTGAAATCGTCATAGGCGCTGGGTCCAACAACGATTCATCACCAAACTTCACATACGACAAAAACACCGGCGACTTTAAGGTAAATGAGTTTGGTCCAGACAACGGTGATGGCGAAGTGTTGATCTCTTCAGGAATGAATGGATCAGGGATGGGTTCGTCGCTAATTGCAATGAACGCACCTGGGGTAGACACTTCAAGTATAGGGTTGTATGCCGGCAGTCTAAGTGGAGAAAGCGGTGCTTTGATATTTTTGAGTGGGGCATCGCCTTCTGCTGGTGGCAACTTGGAGCTGCGTGCCGGAAATAGTTCAACGCCTGGTGGTGGAGCATCAGTGTTCATAGCTAGCGGCACTACTGGCGGAAGTGGTGCAGGAAAAGTGTGTATTTCATCAGCTGACACTGACGGTTTTACGAATCTACCAGGTGGAAACATTTTGCTGTCTACTACCACTGATGGGTTCTCTGTTGACCTAACTTCAGCGGAACTGGCAGTTACTTCTTCTAGAAGCGTGGCAGTCGGATCGCCCGACTCTCTTAGTGACACAAGTGAAACAGGATTCCTGTTCATTCCAACCATAGATTCCACCCCATCAGCGCCGCCAGCTGAATCATTTGGCGCCCGTTCACCAATTGTTTATGAGCCTGGAAATCAGCAGCTGTGGGCATACGACGGTTCAAATTGGCATTCAATTGGTGCAGTTGCGGCCATTGGAGATACCTACAGAGGATATTGCAGTACTCCTATTCCATATGCTGGAACATTCACGGCATTGGACGCCTTTGCCAGTACGAATAACCTTCAATTTACTGATGCAGGTGCTGGCAATGCAGAAGAGATCTACTTCACAAGGACCGGTTACTACAAAATAATAGTTCAGTGCAGACTAGACAATGTTACTCCTTCAGGGGCCTTCCCTGACGGTTCATTCGTGCACGGAATAAAAATTACAGCACATGGCAGTGATTTACAGGGTTATGGTGGTGAACCAGCTACCAATGAAATGACTACCAGACACATTCGCTACCAAGCTGCGGCCGATCTCAGTGGCTGTCCGGTAGCAAATGTAGATAGATGGCAATCATGGACTGACACATTTGTCATAAATGTGCCTTCTGTAGATGATCCAAATTACCCAGCATATGTAACTTTCCATGCGTACGCCTATAAGAACGGACACATTGGAGGCTGTAGCTTATCCTTCAACATCACGTTCATTAGATTGGGTGAACATTACACCGGCTTCTAAAATTGTAACTGCGTGTAAGCTGTTACAACTTTTTGGCCCCGCTTGTGTATAATCCACTCATGCGCACCAAGCTTACCCCCGAAGAAAAGGCCGCTCGAGATCTTCAGAAGAAGATGGAGCGTAAGGAAAAGGCAGCCGCCGAGCGCCGGGCGAAGATTGAAGCCCAAGCTGCTGCCTGGAAGGCTGAGCATGAGAAGAGGAAGCTGGACTTCCAGCAGTCGCTCACTGATGAAGCTCGTGAGAGCTTGAAGCTTCTGCGTCCTGACACAGAAAAGCCTGACTACAAAGGCGAGCTGACGCCCGCCTGGAGCGATGCATTCATTGGTGACCTAGCAAAGCAGTACGAGGCTCGCGGTTACCTTTCTCCGATGCAGCTCGATGTGCTGGTAAAGCGGCTCAGGCGTGAAAAGGAAACCCAGGCGCTGGTTGCCAAGTGGCCGGAAGTCAAGGAAGGCGAGATTGTAAAGCTTCTGGCGACGGTGAAAAGCATCGAGAAGGTGAACGGCGAGTGGGGACCCTCCTGGAAGGTGAAGCTCACCGCGAAGTATGGCCGGCCCTTCAGCTTCAAGACCAACAACGAGAAGTTTCTCGAACGGGCTCGCCGCTTCCTTGAGAGCCAGGACCTGGTAATTGTTAATGGAAAGGTGAAGTGGGTTTCTCAAGATGGGAAGTATGCCGCCCTCACCTCTCAGGGCCTGAAGTTCGGCGGGTTTCTTGAAACCTCAGGTTGACCGCCGTGGTATAATGGCAGTATGCCGCTACCCAAGATACAGGTCAACCCTAACCGCATCGAGCTCGACGAAGCCTATATGCAGATGGCTGAGGTGTGGGCGCGGCGGTCAAAGGCGAACCGCCGCCAAGTTGGGGCTCTCATTGTCAAGGACGGTCAAGTCATTAGCGACGGATACAACGGCATGCCCGCTGGCGAGCCTGATGATACCTGTGAAGCCGTCTGGTTTGACCCAGAGAAGGTGGCAGCTGACAAGGAAGGCACCTACCTGGGTGAGCTTATCACTAAGCGCGAGGTCCTGCACGCTGAGTCCAACGCCATTTCAAAGCTTGCCTCTAAGGGAGGAGTTGGCTCTGAAGGGGCTACCCTCTACGTCACGCTTTCTCCGTGCTTTGAGTGCGCCAAGCTCATTAAGCAGGCAAAGATTGCCCGAGTGGTATTCCGTGAGCAGTACCGCGACGCCAGTGGAATAGACTTTCTGCTGACGCGGGGAGTAAAAGTTGAAAAGCTGGAGAAAAAATGAGAATCTACCAAACTGATACTGGAGTTGCTCTTGACCTAGATCACCTGCTGGCAGTAGGTAAAGTTAAGGTTGAGCAGGACGGCTCGGCCTTCTTCATCGCGACTTTGGCGTTTGCTTCTAAGCTGTCAGTCGGCGCGGCGAGCCATGAGGAAGCTGAATCAGAGCGCCAGAAGCTGATTGAGGCTTGGCAAGGGACGGCAGCGCCGGCCCCTCGCTTTGCTCAACGGCCAGCGCAGCCCCCTCTGCAGGTTGAAAGCGCAGGCCCTGCTCCGAGCCCCATTCCAATGCCTTCAACTGGCCCAGTATTTCCGGCTGAAGACGAGGTACAGCGGCTCATTCAAGCCCACGAAGCCGCCCGCCGCGGCAGCTCTGCCGCCCCAATCGTAGGAGGGGCGCTGCCCAAAACATCCCTTGATGATGCTGACTATTCTTCACCTTTCATTTGAGGACACCATGCCGCACTTTGTAGAATCTGCTGACTTCTTGAACCGCTCTTCCGTCCTGCGGGCGGCCTCAGTTAACCGCCAGCAGTTTGACCCTGAGAACCGAGATCACCTCGCTTCTCTGCAGAAGTTCCTGGAAACGGGCAATTGGGGAGCAACTCAGTTCTACTGCGAATACCCCTATACCGATGTACCGACAACGGTGCTGACCAAGTTTGCTCGACATGCTCTACAAAATGGGCGTCGAAAAGCTTGAAGTAGACCTTGGATGGAGAAGGCTCCGCTTCGACGGAGCCTCGATTGTTTCTCCTGAACAAGTTGCTCGGTGCCTGCTCCTTGGAGCCCATCCTACCGACCTCCGGGTAGACGGAGAGGGCTGGGAAATAGATTCCTTCAATGCCCAGGTGGAACCTGAGGACCACCTCAACCCACCGACTGATGCTGTCAGGCTCGATTTTTCGTGGCAGCTGCCCGAGAAGTACCTCCAGCTTGATATCTATGAAGCAGTTGGCAGAGCTTATGAAGCTGCCTCAGCGGAGCTGCATGCCAGCTACACCCCTGCCCAAAGAGACCTGGCGCTTTCCCGAGTTGCAGCCGAGCTTGCTGAATTTGAGCGCCGAGGACTGACAAACTTTCTCCGGACCATCATCTACGTGATAGATGTGTTCCGGGAAAAGCAGGTAATCTGGGGAGTGGGGCGCGGCTCGTCATGTGCCAGCTACGTTCTATTTCTACTAGGGCTGCACGCCGTGGACCCAATTAAGTTCGATGTTCCTCTGGAGGAGTTCTTCCACGATTAAAATGGAGGTGATTACCTCCCCCGGACTGTAAATAAAGAGTGTCACACGACTTCCAATAATCTCTGGAGATTCTCACATGCCAAAATACGTGCGCAGCGCCCGTGGCGAACTCGTCGACTTTGAGCTTTTAGCAATTAAAGCGCAATTGGCCGCCGCCCCAGTTCCAAAAAAGGTCGAAGAAAGAAAGGCCGCCATCGCTGAAAAAGATGGTGAAAAGGCAGATGTCAAGCCAGACCTTGACATCATGGAAATCGCAAAACAGGCAGCGGCGGCTTCTGCAGGTCAGGCTCGCCAGCTTAAGAGAAAGTAAACCGACGCCGATCGCCAGCGTCTTTATCTTCTACTAGAAGGTAGATGAAATGAATATGCACCTTGAAAAGGAGTCACAATGAAGCTACGCCCACTTGGCAACAACGTCATGTTTAAGTTTCTCGATGATACAGTAGGTAAGGTCGGCGCCTTCATCGAGTCCTACCAAAAGCTCGGCATCATCATCCCAGCCACCAAGTCAACCCAGAAGGTAGCTCGATGGGGGCAGGTGGTGGCTCTTGGTCCAGAGGCTGAAGCCAGTGGGCTGAAGGTAGGCGACTACATTCTGATTGAAGCCCTGATGTGGATGGAAGGCGTCAAGTTTGAAGGCGGCAAGGTCTGGAAAACGGATGACAGCAAGATTTTGGCGGTGACAAACGATCCAGACGCCTGCCAGCCCCAAGCATTCTGACATGATCTTTGTCGTCATCACCTTCCTCGCGGCGCTTCTGATCGAAGGTCTTGGCACCCTGGTTTCAGTCATTGGGTTAAGCACGCTCTTTGGATCTAACCCAATCATCATCGCCTTGGCGATTGCCCTCGACATCGGTAAGTTGGTAGTTGTTTCGCTGCTCTACACCTACTGGCAGAAGCTCAATAAGCTGATGAAGACCTACGCCCTACTGGCGGCAGTGGTGACGATGACGATCACCTCGGCCGGGGCAGCTGGCTACCTGGCCGGAGAGTTTCAGAAGGCGATCGTCGGGACGCAGGAAGTGAGCCTAAAGGTCAGCGTCCTGAAGGAGGAACAGGCGAAGCTTGAGGCTCGAAAGAAGCAGATCGACGACCAGATCGCCAATCTTCCATCAAACTACAGTAGGAGCCGCATCGCCCTGATGCGGCAGTTTGAAGATGAGCAGAAGCAGATAACGGCCCGGCTGAATCAAATTTCACAGGAGCTGCCAGCGGCGCAGCTGACCCAAATCGGTGTTGAGGCAAAGGCTGGGCCTATCCTCTACATCTCCAAGGCCTTTGGCATCACGGTTGAGGAGGCGGTGAAGTGGGTCATTCTTATGATCATCTTCGTCTTTGACCCACTGGCAGTCTTTCTCATCATCGCTGGCAACTTCCTCCTTCATCAGCGTCGAGTTCATAAAGAGGTGAAGGCGTCTCAGGTCGACCTCTTTGAAGAGCGGAGCCTACCACCCAATCGCGTCGATGACGCGCTTCCCGAAGAGTGGTCTCCGGTCGATGAGGCGCAGGAGGTAAAGCAGCCGATCTATGAGGAACTGCAGCCTACTTCACCCCCTGAACCAAAGAAGGAAGCCACAAGAGCGTCCAAGAAGAAGATCACCTCCCAGGCCCCTTCGCCTGTAGCTCAACCTGAACCACAACCTAGCCAAGTGGTTCAAGAGAACAATGCACCACCTCCGGTGATTTCTGTTCTCACCGACGTTGTCCCTGACAAGGATACAGTTGTTGACTCCACTAATGGGACGCGCGAAGACACTAATGTTCGTAAAATCTATCCACACCGCAAGTAACCCCTGATTGACTGTCTGCTGTATAATGATAATCAACAGCAGAAGGAGCTAGCAGATGGTTAAGAAGCCGTGGGTTGAAGTATATCGTCCAACCAGCTTGAATGATGTCATCTTCACTGATGACCGCACTAAGAAGATGTTTCATCGGTACGTGGAGGAGGGCAGCATTCCAAACCTCCTGCTCTACGGGCCTCCCGGCACCGGTAAGACCTCAGTCTCCAAGGCGCTCTGTCGGGACCTTGGTATTGACACGATCGACATCCTGCGCATCAACTGCTCAGATGAGAAGATTGACGCCCTTAGGGAAAAGGTGCGAGCATTCGCGATGACAATGCCCATCTCCGCCAGCTTCAAGGTCGTTCAGCTGGAGGAGTTTGACTACCTGGGGCATGACGCCCAAGCGCTTCTCCGAAGCCTGATTGAGGAGGTGGCCGGCAGCTGTCGCTTCATCGGCACCTGCAACTACATCAACAAGATCACACCGCCCCTTCGCTCTCGCTTTCAGGAGTTCAGCTTCCCGGCACCAGATAAGGAAGAAGCCACCATTCGAGCCGCTGAAATTCTAACTGACCAGGAAGTGGAGTTCGATGTTAAAACGCTTGACGCGGTGGTCGCCGCCGGCTACCCTGACATGCGTAAGATCATTCAGCTTCTTGAGCAGCACAGCGGCACTGGAAAGCTGGTGCTCTCTAGCACCGAGAGGGCAGCAGACTGGAAGCTGCAGCTCCTGCCCCTCCTTGAGAAAGGAGACTACAGGGTGGCTCGAAAGACGGTCTGTGAAAGCGCGACGCGTGAGGAGCTGGTGGATGTCTATCGCTTTCTATACGACAAAGTCAATAATCTGAAGGGGCTGAAGGGCAAAGAAGATCAAGCTATCGTTCTAATCGCGCAGTACATGTACCAACACGCGTTTGCGGCCGACCCAGAAATCAACGTGGCGGCGCTCTTCGCTGAGCTGGGGGCCCTGTGATTACCTTCTTTCCACGCGACATCGGCGTCTGGAGAAAGATCTTTGACTTTGAGCCTGACGTGACGCTCACTCCGAAGACCACGCCCAACGCGCACACCGGCATGGTGTTTCATGACCGGACAGAGCTGATCGAGTTTCTTAGGAACGTCGGCGCTCGCCTAGACGACCCTCAGAACCCTCTTCGGTTTGAGAGAGCTGACGAGGAGCTGTACAAGAAGGGCAGATCGTCGCAAGGCGAGCTCTTTGTCGTCACTCAATGGACGGCGCTTGGCTGGATCAGGGACGACTACCGTGGCTGATCGTGACTCCTTTGACCTCTTTGCTGGTCTTGACAAGCTGACTGGAGGTGACCTTGACTGGTATGACAAGCTGCCGCCTGAAGGCAAGAAGACCGCTGCGCCCTTCGTCATCATGCGCTGGCTCTGCGGCACCTCTGACCTCGCCCAGCTCGTGCGGATAAATACATTCGTCAATCCATATATCTTTTCCCTTGGGTCGGATAAGGCGCTGCTCTTCAAGCTCCTGGCAGCCGCTACAGTCCACAAGCCAAAGCGCTACTACTGGCTGAAGGCCCCAGGCGCCAAGAGCAGCAGGCTGGCGATTGAGGTGGTGAAGCAGTACTACGGCTGGAGCACCCGAGAAGCTGAGCTTCAGAAGGTGGACCCTACTGATCTGGTGCTAATGGCGGAGGAGCTTGGATGGGACGACGAACAGCTCAAGAAGCTCAAGAAGGAGATGGAGTGAAGATGCAGAAGATCTTTGACACCGACCCTCCGTCTGAGTTGACACCAATCAACATTGACTGGAAAGAGGTTGGTCCTGAAGGCTGGAGTGCCGGGTTTCAATGGGGAGAACGTAGGTTTGTCCTCCAGCTCCTCAGGTTTCGGGCGCCTGGGGTTCCGAACGACGTTAGAACCTTCGAGGCTTCGTTCTACCTGGCTGACGTAGAGAACGACGACGCCTTCTCTACCGTCGACACGCCGACCAACCCAGTTGCCAGCGAGATACCGGTCAAGGTGTATGGAGTGGTGCTCAACGCCCTGCTACAGGTCTGGAAGGAACAGCACATAGACGCCATCTTCTTCTCAGCCGAACCACGGCACAGCTCGACGGCACAGCAGCAGAGGCGCAAGGAACAGCTCTACGAGATGCTGGCGCGAAGAGCGCAGCGTCAAGGCGGCGGCTACCTCTACACCCATCGAGGATACAGGGCTCAGTGGGTGTTGAGCAAGATCAAGCTGGACCATCGCTACTGGACCAACGTTCTTGCCGAAGGGGCACGTGAGTGGTTTGTAAACGGGTACAAGAAGATATGACTCGCGAAGAACTCAGAACCAAGGCTGCCTCCAGGCGCACCAGCGTCGACGCACCTCCAAGGAAGGCAGAATGGAGCTGCACCTACTGCGGAAAAAGCTACACCCGTGAGAGCGCCTTCATGAGCCATTCCTGCCCAGAGAAGCGAAAGATTGAGACGCTGAGAAGCGCCGATGGACAGAACGCCTTCTCCTACTACAACCTCTGGATGAAGGAGCAGGGAAGATCTGAGCAGCAGATAGAGACCTTTGGCGAAAGCCGGCTGTTCAGTACCTTTCTCAAGTTCGCTGAGTACGCTAAGAAGACCAACCTGCCAAAGGTGGGCGACTTTATCAAGTTCATGGTGGAGCAGAAGTTGAGCCCGACGATGTGGACAAGTGACAGCGTCTACTCGATGTACCTCCAGAGGTACGATCAGCTAGTGCCTCCCGAGCGCCAGTTCATGGAGTCAGTTGAGGAGCTCCAGCAGCTGGCGGTTGAGCTTGGTGTGAAGCTCCCAGAGATCTTCGAGGCTCTTGGGCCCTCGGACATCATCAATCTTCTCAGAAGGAGAAAGCTGAGCTTCTGGCTGCTGCTAGCTTCAGGAAGGTTCAGGAGCTACTTCACCAGCCTGCCTGAAGAGGACAAGCAGCGCCTTGGTGCAGCTATGAACGTCTCGGCCGCAGTGGGAAGAACTGCAGCGGAGCCAAAGCTCTTTAAGGAGCTGTCAGCCGCGGCGACAGAGCTGGGGCTGTGAGGAATTAAATACCAACAGGAAGCTGATTGGCTTGGGGTTGAAGGTTTATGAAGAAGGTGGTCGTTGTTCAACAGGTAGATTGGCCCAATGAAAGAGCCATTCGCTGACGCTGACCAAGCTACTCGGGCCTTCTACTCGAGGCTCTTCTACGTCGTCCTCCTTAACCTGAAGGCGGTGGAAATGGGGGTCTACGACATGCTGCTGTGCGAGAGCGATGACCCTCTGGTTGGGTTGAAGTGGCGCGAGGACATACCAAAGGTGGTCCAAGCGCTGAAGCTAAGAAAGGAAAGAGGTTACTAAGATGGACCACATCAAGAACATTGAAGCCCTTGAGGACCTTATTCAGCGGTACCATGCTCGAAACGGGACCTACAACTTCCACTACTCCCACTTCGACCTGATGTCATGGCGGGTATGGATGAAGGAAGAAGGGCTCTCGAAGGAGGACTGGGCTCGGATGGAGATTGAGGACTACGCCGTCCAGATCTCCTACACCGACAACTCGAACAGCTATGACTACTATACCGTTCTACTGAAGGACATCATTGCTTGGGGTGAACAGAATGAAGCTTAATGAAATTCACGTGGTGACAGCTTCACACGAAGAATACGCCCCAGAAAAGATAAAGAGCGTAGAGCTCTATTTGGCTTCTCTGCCAACTCTGAAGAAGCTCCCCCACGACATGGAGCTGAAGCGTGAAGGCAAGGAGAATCCTTTCTATTTTCTCCTGAAGAAGGGGAAGCTGGTTGGCTGGATCAAGTTTAAGAAGGTGAAGATCGCCAATGAGGACTTCAATAAGCTGGAGCTCATCTACATTTCCCCAGAGTTCAGAAAGGGAGTGGCCGGAAGCTACCTCATTCTACACATGAAGGACCTATCAAGGCTGCCCATCGTCGTCGGTGGGGTTGAGGATCAAGGCGGTGTTGTTTTCAAGGATGGGGCTGAACTCATTAGCGCGCTTCGAAAAAGAAAGGACCTCTTTGACATCTCGCTGCTCAACTTGAAGACGGGAGAGCGATCACCGCTGCCACCTGAGATTACAACCAACAAGAACGCCACCATCGTTATTGAGAACCTGCTGCCGCCTGGGCTGAATGAGCAGTTTGCCCTGCCTAGCGGGGTTGACATAGAGACGTTTGACGAGCGGCAGGACTGGCTTGGAGATGTAACGGTTACAAATTGATTGTGTACAACCCGTGTGAGGGTGGTAGAATAATCGAATGCAGATCAAAGTTATTCACGCCCAAGACGATCGGGTGACCCGGACCAAAGGTCTCCCGCCTGAACAAATCATTGAGATTGACGGTACCATCTACAGGTGCCGACATCCCGATGTCATCGCTCAGCTCTTCTCGGGCTCAGAGGAAGAAGACACTGACTGGGATAACGTTGCCACCGAAGAGTGGCTGCAGGCAATCAACGACTGCGTCGAATGGGACGAGGACGTTCGAGAAGGACTGCTCCGGGCAATGTGTAACGAGTACCCGCTGCTACGCCGACTGTTACAAGTTGACGGTGTACAACCCAACGCGGCTGATATAGAATAGTTTCATCGGTTGATTAAAGCCGATCTTCTAAAGTCGATGGTCGACAGCGGAAGTCAACGCCATGCAATGAAAGGATCTGAACATGACGCCCAATATCACTTACCTGAATATCCTTCGGAAGTGGGTGAAGGATTGCCACCGCGCAGCAGAACAGTTGGATTTTGGCGATGCACGCCATGATGCCAAGGAGGTCTGGGACCTCTTTTATCAGCTTGAAGCTGGAGGCAAGAGCATCGACTCCTTCCTGCCTGCTACCTCCTCGTTCGGTAACGCTACCCCTGAAGGCCGCCTGTCGCACTTTTTCACTCTGTGCCTCAACGAGCTAAAGAGCCGCTACCCCAATGGCGAGATCGTCTGCATTAAAAGGTACAAGAAGGGCGATACTCTGCCGAACGGACAGCCCGCAGTCAGAAACATCTTCGTTCGCACGATTCCTGTAAAGAGCGTGCCTGAGTTCCGCTCGATTGTTGCGTCGAAACTGGGGCTGTAAACATGAAACTTCAACACCTATCTACAAAGCGCGTAG